TTCGATAGGAATGTCAGGTACATTAGATGTTTTAAGTATCAGACCAGTGCCAGCATACTCCGATGATCCACTATATACTATTGAGCCTCAGTATCTGCACAGACCCGACTTACTTGCGTATGATATGTATGGCGACAACAGGCTTTGGTGGATATTTACTCAAAGGAATTTAGACGTACTTGAAGACCCTATTTATGATATGGTTCCTGGAAAACAAATTTTCCTACCAAGTCCGGAGCGTGTTAAAGAAACACTAGGAGAGTAACTTGGCAAGAGATCCATACGGTGAATCAGACGTAGCTAGAAAGTTTAATCAGAAAAAACCTAAACCAAACGGCGTTGGCCAAGATGGCGACCCTAAAGTAGCCGCGGCCATGATGCGTAAATTTGGTATGGGTAATCTTGCTAATTTTTACGAAGATCAAGGCGGCCAGGCAGAGTCCGGCAAAGTTCCTTCTATGTTTGGTAACATGATGGATAATAAAGGAAATCTAACAGGAGTTAAACCTCCACAAGGATTTGGTAACTTAGGTGCGGCACTTGAAAATATGTCTTTGCAATCAGCAGAAGGCAGAGCACTAATACAAAAAGAATCAAAACCTAAAAACAGTGCAACTGTTGGAAATGCAGGCGGTCCAGCTGGAATGACAAGTTCTGAAGCGAAATACATCATCGAACCAGATGAACAACCAGACAACAGTGCTTTACCGTTAGCAAATGAATTAGAATTATTTGCAACTTATAGCAATGTTTTTAGCTTTGGGTGTATAAGTCCTGAAGAATTAAACTATCCTGATGACACTTACATAAAAAACGGATTAAAAGACGGACAGGTAGTTTTTAGATCAGGCACAGGACTTACAACTCCTAGGAAACCTAGAACAGCGGCTGAAATAAGACATAATATTGATACTCAATATTTTATTAATAATGTTGAAATTGATACATGGGTTGCTCCTAACAAAAAAAGTAGACAAACTAATTTCCATCAAATTAAATTTGAAGTTAGAGAACCATACAGTATGGGAATGTTATTACAAACAATGCAACTTGCCGCGGCCAACGCTGGATTTAAAAATTATTTAGAAGCACCTTGGCTTTTAGAAATGATGTTTATTGGTTGGAAGGATATAGAAAAATCAAATCCTTCAGCCCCGACCACAAGAAAATTATTACCGTTAAAAGTTGTTACTGTAGAATTTAACGTAGATACCGAAGGATCAGTTTATCAATTTATGTGCAGTGCATTTAATGACGAAGCGTTTTCTGATAATAATCAAAGTTTAATGACTGATATTCAAGTTTCTGGTAGAACACTAGAAGAAATGTGTCAATCAGGAATTAATAGTATGGCAACTCATGTGAATACTCATTTACTTAAAGAACACCTTACCGACGACAAAGGTAAAGCTATTGCTCTTAAAGATGCAGGAAAGATTGAAATAGATGAGTATATTTTTGCATTCCCTTCAAAAACAGCAAGTAAAGATCAAGCTTCTCTCTATAGAAGTAACAAACAATCAAAAGACACAGCAACTATAGGTGAGTTAGAATTCAAAGAATTTACAAAAGAGCAAACACTAGAGATTGTTCAAACAGGAGATGTATCATTATCAACTCTTTTTAAAGAACAGGCAAGAGAATTTGCAACACCTTTTGCTCGTAAAAAACTTATTGAAGGAAGATTAGGCTACAGTATTAAAAGAGGAAATTTAAGTGAGTCTATTAAAAAAGTTATCACTGATAAAAGCATGGGTATCAGTCCTATTGGATTGTCAAAAATAGCACCTGAAGAGCCTACTGGAGCTGGCCAATCTGATTTTGGAAAACCAACATTTACATATAATTCAAAAACAGAAAATTTTACACGCGGTGCTACATCAATTGATCCAAAGAAACGTACAGTACAATTTAGAGCAGGAACAAAAATGCAACGTGTACTTGAAGAGCTAGTTTTAATAAGTGACTACGGTCAAGATCTACTAACACAAGATCTATCTAAAGAAGGGATGATTAAATGGTTTAAGATTGAAGCTCAAGTATTTCTTAAACACGACTCAAAAGCAGAAAATAAAACCGGGAGAATGCCAAGAATATATGTTTACAACGTAGTTCCTTACGATGTCCATAACAGTGTCTTTCAAAAACCAAATGATCCTCCGCCAGGATATAATGCGTTAGTTAAACAAGCCGCAAAAGCATATCATTATATGTACACTGGTCAGAACAAAGATATTTTAGATTTTGAAATTAAATTAGACAACACATTCTACAATGCAATAAGCAAAATAGGCGGAAAAGAAAATAACGATATCGCAAGTAAAGGAACTGATACAGAAGTATCAAGTGTTAAACCGGGCGAAAGCTCCAGCAGTAGTCCTGGCATAGATGGAGGAAGGAAATCACAGTCAGATGTATCTCAAGACACTGCACCTTTGTCTGCAGGCGCAGTAGCTGAAACAGCTGAAATACAAGTAGCAAGAGCATTTAACCAAGCTATTGTCAATAGCGAAGCTGATATGGTTGTGTTAAATATGAGAATATTAGGAGACCCTTATTATATTGCAGATAGTGGCATGGGTAATTTTAATGCAGAGAGAACAGAATATATTAACATTAATGCTGATGGCAGTATGAATCATCAAAGTGGGCAAGTAGATGTGCTAATTAAATTTGAAACACCTATTGATATTGATCCCGAAATAGGAAACTATAAAATGCAAGCAGTTCCGTTAGCAGGAGTTGATAATTTTAGTGGATTATATCAGGTAATTACTGTTGCTAATAGAATAGAAAATAATACTTTTACACAAGAACTTAGTTTGGTCAAACGTCCTAACTTTGATAAGAAAGATATAACTCCAAAAACTAAAGAAAAAGCCTATGAATATACTGACAAAGATAAAAAACAATTAGATACTATAAAAGCAGTAAAAGGTGAAAGCTCAGAAGAATATATTGTTCAAAAATTAACCATAGAAGGTAATTTAAGCGATGTATCATTAAGTCAAGCTAATATCGACTGGTCTAAAACTGCGGCTATACAAAAAAGTATTAAGAAGATATTAAGTGCAGAAAAATCAGCAAAAGAAAAATCAGATTCTATCTTAGCCGATCAAAACAGAAGGCAACAAGGTCAAATAAGTAATGCGGCAACTGGAAATCCAGTGCCAACAACACCAATAAAAGGTGCCGCAGTTGATAGTGCTAAAAAAATAGCTACAGAGCTTTCAACACCAAACATAACAACAGGTTATATAGATGAAAAAGGACTTTGGGTTCCTTATGGGATTGATTAATGAGTGAACACGAATTATCATCAGGCAGTCAAAATAAAAGATCAGCAGGCGCTGGAGTCAAAAGAATGTCTCCTGGGCCTTATTTGGCTAAAGTTGTTAGTCATTTAGACTCCAAAAGACAAGGTACTTTAAAAGTACAACTTCTATCTAATGTAGTATCTTCAAATGAAGATGAGCAAGAAGGTCAACTTTTTAATGTAAGATATTGTATGCCATTTTATGGCGTTAATAATGTTGAAAGCAACACTAAAAATCTTGATTACTATAATACACAACAGAGTTACGGATTTTGGGCAGTACCACCTGATCCAGGCGTTAAAGTTTTAGTTATTTTTGCTGAAGGATTACCTAACCAAGGATTTTGGATTGGATGTGTTCAAGACGAATACATGAATTATATGGTGCCTGGCGGATACCCTTCAGACAAAGGAAGCAACATAATTCAAAAAGACTTGCCTAATGATCTTAAAAATTTACCACTACCAGTAGGAGAATTCAACAAGCGTGTTTCAACAGTTGATGGAAAAAATATTAAAGCGGGAGTTAATGTAGATAAGTTTCCTAGACCGCACAATCCTATGATGTCAAGAGTATTAGCAACACAAGGATTGCAAGAAGATATTATTAGAGGACTTACATCTACAACTTCAAGAAGAGATACTCCTAACACCGTTTATGGATGGAATACTCCAGGACCGTTAGATAAGCGTGTTGGTAGACCTAAAGGTAGATATGGAGAAGCACAAAACAAAGTTAATTATTTCAGAAGTAGACTTGGCGGATCAGCAATTACAATGGATGACGGAGATCCAACATTATTAAGATCAGGACCAGCCACAACCACCGGTGCAAAATATTATGATATTGAAACTACACCTAAAGATGTTTCTAAAGCTGATGTAACACTTCCTTTTAACGAACATATCAAATTAAAAACTAGAACCGGACACCAGATATTATTACATAATACTGAAGATTTAATTTATATAGGTAATGCACAAGGCAGTGCTTGGATTGAACTTACAGGTAATGGTAAGATAGATATTTACGCTAATGACAGTATAAACATTAGAACTGAAACAGACCTTAATATAACAGCTGACAGAGATATCAATATTAGATCAGGAAGAGACTTTAACTTAACAACAGGTAGAGATAAAAAAGTTCATGTTGGAGTAAACAATGATGTTATTATCGCAAACAATGACACAAAAAATGTTGGAGTAAATCAAGACCTTAGAGTAAGTGGTGCTAGACAAAAAGCAATAGGCGCCGACGAAGACGTTCAAATAGCAGGTACACAAAGATCAACTATATCTGGAGATTATAATTTACAAGTCAGCCAAGATGGACACATTGCTGTAAACGCAAACTTCCATAGTAAAGTAGTTGGTGATTATAGACAAACTGTAAATGGTGCATTTAATCTAAACACACTTGGTGATAACAAATTAACCAGCTATGGAAGTACACAAATTAGAAGTTTTCTAAACAACAAATTTGATGCTCTTACAGGAAACACAGAAATTAAATCCAGTGTTAATCATCTTGAGACAGCAGGTAACCATATACATATGAATAGTACAATACCAGCTACATCAGCAGACACAGCAGATTCAATTGGTGATACATTTACTTTGCCAGTAACTAATTTATCAATGGATAACAGCGATCAAGTACTTGATAAAGATAATCAAGTTATTAATGATGCTGATGGAAATCCATTAAGAGTAACAGCAGATGCAACAAGAGCAGTTGAAGCCGCAGAAGCGGCCACTCCTAGACGTGTTCCAAGACACGAACCGTGGGACGGACACGAAAGTTATAATCCAACAGGACATACTCCTGGTTCTACAGAAAGTATTATTCAATCATCTCCTTCTTTAAGGCAGTCATCTCCAACGTTGACCAAAGACTCAGATATGCCAGAACGTAACAGTACTTCTGGTGTGTTTAGAGCAGGAGACTCAGATCCAAAAGTTGTTGAAATAGACAAAGTATTCAAAAGCAACGATGACGGCAAAGTTGGAACACAACCGTTAGAACCAATATCAAGACGAGAGTCACAAAGATTTTTCTTAAGTGAACTTATAAAAGGCTTAGGATTAGATCCTGCTAAAGCATTACAAAGCGGAGCAGTAGAAGGAGGGGCAGGCGAAGCAATAGCTATGGCCATTGCCCAAATTAAAGCAGAAAGTAATTATGAACCGCAAAGCGAAAATTTAAATTATAGTTCTGAAGGATTAAGAGCTACATTTAGAATGTTTAAGAAGCCTGGAGGTTATCAATTATCTGAAGATTTACATAGAAAGCCTGTTGAAATAGGAAGTGTTGTATATGGAAGTAGAATGGGCAATGGCGGACCTGAAACTGGTGATGGCTGGAGATATAGAGGACGTGGATTAATCCAATTAACAGGTACAGATAATTATAAATTATACGGAGGATTTGCTGGAGTAGATATTTACAAAAATCCAGAATTAGCAAATGATCCTAAAGTTGCTTGTAAACTAGCAGTTGCTTATTTGACCAAAGGACCAAAGGCAAGATTTATTACTTGGACTGATACTAATTTTACTAGTTTAGGAAAACAATTTCAAAATGCTGTTGGCTACGCTAATCCGGGAGCAAAGACACCAAAGAGAATAGAAATAGGTAAAGGACTTTGGCAACAAATTAAAAATGGTGATCTAACACCATTAGCTGAGGTGACACCACCAACAGCAATTGATACTGGCCAAGGATCGGCAACAGTAGAAACACCAGGATCAGGAGGACCGTTTTAATGCATAAATTTGTAGTAATGAAAAATAATGAAATGCAAACATATACAGACTATGATGCAATACCTAACGAGTTTGATCATGTAATAGAGTTTTTACCAGAAGTTCCTGAAGGTCCACACACTGAAGAACAACACGAAGAAATAGAACAATGGAATGGAAAATTACAAAAATTAATGGAGATTGAACGTGCCGGCAGTATGTAGAGGTGATAGCGTAGATTCAGATGTAGCACACTGTTCTACACCAAAAAGAGACGAGTGTAGTGGTGATGTTTTTGCTAACGGAACCGGAGTATCTCGTCAAGATGATAACAACACTTCTCATTTACTACCAGCTCCTATTTGTCCTAGTCATGCAAAACCTATTACAACAGGTAGTACAGAAGTATTTGCTAACGGCAAAGGCGTAGGAAGAGTTGGTGATGCTATTACGGACTGCACAAGTGTTGCAACAGGAAGTCCTACAGTTTTCGCTGGTCCTTAAAGAAGGTAAATATTAATATGGCAACAGATTTATATAAACAGATTAAAATAACACCTAAGAGAGACAAGAAAAATCCTATTAGGTCAAAAACATATAGAGGCTTCAGCACAGTTAACGCTGAAAATAGCTCATTCCAACAGTTTGATATTTCTTTGATTAAACAGAATTTGCTTAATCATCTTAATATTAGACAAGGAGAAAAGTTATCCGACCCTACATTTGGTTGTATTATCTGGGAAGCATTATATGAACCATTAACAACTAGATTAAAAGACGCAATCACATCTAACGTTACAAATATTGTTAATTACGACCCAAGAACACGAGCTACAGGAGTTCAAGTTTCAGAATACGAAAGCGGACTTCAAATTGAATGTACACTAATGTACCTAGACTATAATATTAGTGAACAACTAAGGTTACAGTTTGACAAAAGTGTTGGGTTAGTGTGACACAATTAACTACTAGTATTATTGTTTATAATAAATACTATAAGCGTTAAAAGAAGGATAACCAATGTCATCAACCGACAGACAAAATAGACTGCTACTTGCAGAAGATTGGCAAAAAGTATACCAGAGCTACCGTAATGCGGAGTTCCGTAGCTACGATTTTGACACACTTAGACGGGCAATGATCACCTATCTAAGACAAAATTACCCAGAAGATTTTAACGACTATGTAGATACATCAGAGTATATCGCTCTTATTGATATGATTGCGTTCTTAGGACAAAATATCAGTTACAGAGTTGACCTAAATGCAAGAGAAAACTTTTTAGAACTAGCTGAACGTAGAGAATCAGTACTGCGTTTAGCACGTATGCTTTCATACAATCCTAAACGTAATCAGGCGGCAAACGGTCTTATTAAATTTGAAACAGTAAGCACTACAGAATCGTTAGTTGATAGTAACGGTAGTAATTTATCAGGACAAACAGTTATTTGGAATGATCCTAGTAACGCAAATTGGGCAGAACAGTTTAGACGTGTTCTTAATGCGGCACTACCTCAAAACGGAACAATAGGTAAGCCTGCTAAGACAGTACCAATTAATGGTGTTATAACACAACAATATAGATTTAATAGTGAAGGATCAGATGTTCCTGTCTTTTCTTTTACTAAGCCAGTAAACGGACAGCCAACACAATTTGAAATGGTGTCAACTGGTATTGACGAAGATCGCAAAGTGATTGCAGAAGAAAATCCAGTACCTGGAACAAGTTTAGCATTTTTATATAGAGAAGACGGTAGAGGTGCAGGAAGTTCAAATACAGGATACTTCTTACACTTTAGACAAGGAAATTTAAAATCCAATGTATTTGACGTTGCAAGTCCAAGTGCAAATCAAAAAATTGCAATTGAAGCACAAAACATTAACGATACAGATGTATGGTTATACTCATTAAACGATTTTGGAATACCAGATAGGATTTGGCAAAAGGTTGATTCATTAGAAGGTAACAATGCAATCTACAATAGTTTGAATAAACGTGTTAGAGATTTTTATGCTGTACAGACTAGAGCAGACGACGAAGTTAGTTTAGTGTTTGCAGATGGAACTTTTGGTAATCTACCAGCAGGCCAGTTTAGAGTATATTATAGAACTAGTGCTAATAGATTAATGTCTATTGCACCGAGCGAGTTAACTAGTATTACATTCTCATTACCTTACTCAAGTCAAGCAGGTACAACTGAGACAATGACTATTGGTGTTGAACTTAAAACACCAGTAACTAATGCTACAACTAGCGAGTCATCTGCAGACATTAGACAGAACGCTCCGCAAACTTATTATACACAAAACAGAATGATTACTGGAGAGGATTATAATATTGTTCCTTTAACTAGTAACCAAGAAATTATTAAAGTTAAATCTACAAATAGAACCACAAGTGGTATTAGTAGATATTTTGATCTCAAAGATGCTACTGGAAAATATTCAAGCACTAATTTATTTGGCTCAGATGGTGTGTTATACAGAGAACCGTACGAAAGCAAAACTTCATTTACTTTTAACACACAAACAGACATTGAAGGCGCTATAGAAAATACTATATTACCTATTATTAAAAGTAGAGCAATTAGTAATTTTTATTTTAGTAACTACGCTAAAATTATTGTTAGTGATCTAAACGCTAGATGGAAACAGTCAACAAAAACTACAAACAGCTCAACAGGCTTGCTTCAGAATATAAGTGATGTTGCATATCAAGTAGGATCATTTACCGGAGGTTCTTTAAAATATATAGAAGCTGGCGCTTTGCTTAAATTTAAATCACCACTAGGTTTTTATTTTATTGGTGATGGAGAACTTACTAGTGATGCATCAGCAAAGGGTGCAAGTGATTATAAATGGGTAAAAGTTATCAGTGTTAACGGTGCAGGTACAAGTGTTGATAGTGTTACAGGTGTAGGTCCTATTGTGTTTAATGAAATACTTCCTGCTAACAGTGTTCTTGAAGAAGTCAAGCCAAAAATAGTAAAAGACATTACTCCTGATATTAGGTCACAAATTATTGATCAAGTGTTTGCATACAAAACATTTGCATTACGTTACGACCAAGTTAATCGTAATTGGAGAGTAATTATTAATGAAAACTTGAATACAGTAGATGTGTTTAGTAATGGTAAAACAGGCGATGTAACTAAAAATCAACTTGACTCAAGTTGGATTGTTCTTTTTGAAACTAACGGAGAAAAGTATACTGTTACAAATAGAGGATTAAGATATGTTTTTGAAAGTGATACAGAATTAAGTTTTTACTTTGATGGACAAAATAAAATTTACGATTCACAAACAGGACAATTAGTAAAAGATAAAATTGGAATTATGAATTTTAATACTAAGCCTGATTCATTAAATCCTTTTAACAATGATATTAATTGGGAAATTGTTAATGAGTTTAGAAATACAGACGGATATATCAATAGTAAAAAAGTAGAAGTAAGTTTCTTTGATCTAAATGACGATGGAAGTGTAGACGATCCAGATATTTTTGACAATGTTGTTGCTCCGTTAACTAACTCTTCTACCAAATATATATTCTTAAAGAAACAATCTTCTGATGAAGGATTTAGCAAATACAATTATTATAGCCAAGGAAATACAATTAATGTTGTTTCTACAGAAACAGAAATTGGAGCGTATAGTCAGTATAGTGACGGACAAGTGTTTTATATCGTTGATAATAGTAACTTTAAAGTTTTAAATAATAATATACTTTCAGTAACAGCAGATTATAAAGCACACGTTGGAAGATCAGATCTAAAATTTCAGTATGTACATAGTGCAGATGAAGGAAATAGAATTGATCCTAGTGCAAGTAATATTATTGACATTTATATGTTAACTCAGACTTACGATACAAACTTTAGAAAATATCTTGCAGGAAGCATATCGGATATGCCATTACCACCAAGTACCGATGAATTATTTCAAAACTATGGTTCGTCTATTGCATTATATAAATCAATAAGCGATGAAGTAATATATCATCCAGTTAGTTATAAACCATTATTTGGAGTACATGCACAAGAAAATTTACAAGCAACTATTAAAATTGTAAAAAACGGTGGCGAAGTAGTTAACAATAACGAAGTAAAGGTTAATGTTATTGGTGCTGTTAACAGATTCTTTGCATTACAAAATTGGGACTTTGGAGACACATTCCACTTTAGCGAACTAGCAACTTATGTAATGAATGAAGTAGCACCAGATATTGTTAATATACTTCTTGTACCTAAACAAGCTACACAGGGCTTTGGTAGCTTATATGAAGTAAAAGCAGAGAACAACGAACTTTTAGTTAATGATGCAACAGTTGACGATGTTGAAATTATTGATTCTGTCACAGCATCAAGAATACAAGCATCTGGAAAAATTGTTACATCAACAGGAACAACTAATGCTGGCATTAGAAGCCAACCATTAACAACAGTAAGTGCATCAAACACAACTACTACTAGTACAACAACTACAACAACTAGCACGTCAAGTAGCTCAAGTAGCTCAGGCAGTTCAGGCAGTTCAGGATCAAGCGGCGGTAGCGGTAGCTCCGGCGGCGGCGGAGGATATGGATACTAATGGCGCAAGATGAAAGTCCAATTCCAGTAGAAGGTGATACTTCAAAAAGGAAAGCAGTAAATTTACTTCCAAAGTACTTTAGAACAACGGCAAATAAAAAGTTTCTAAGTAGTACAATCGATCAGTTAATGCAACCTGGCGTTATCGAAAAGGTTGACGGATTTGTTGGACGTAAAGATTCAAAAGCATATAAGGCTGATGATAATTATTTGTCAGATGTAACACCTGATAGAGAAAACTATCAGCTAGAACCTGTTGCTACAATTACAGATAATTTAGGTAACACAGTTTTTTACAGAGATTATAGAGATTATGTAAACAGTAGTAAAATTAGAAATGCAAATAACACAGATCACAGCCTATATAGTTCGCAAGAATATTATGCATGGCAACCACATATTGATTGGGACAAGTTTGTAAATTTTAGAGAATACTATTGGCTACCAGCAGGCCCAGATGAAATTCCTGTTTATGGAACTGCAAGAGAGGTCAAAAGTACATTTAATGTTAAGAGTCAAGATAACGTAGATAATAATTCTTATGTATTTGGACAAGAAAATAAAGTAAGTAATCCTACATTAACTTTGTATAGAGGTCAAGAATATACATTTGATATTGATTGTATAGACATGCCTTTCAGCATTAGAACTAGCAATAGTATTGTTGACGATTCAAATTTATACAATGTAGATGTAAGTCAACAAAAGATTGAACAAGGATCTATTACTTGGAAAATTAGTTTAGAATCACCTGACACTTTATATTATACAAACGGAAATGACATAGAAGCATCTGGGCTTATTATTATTAAAGATATTAGAGATAATACACAGTTAGATGTTGGTAATGAAATAATTGGTAAGAAAAGTTATACTATGCAAAATGGTTATGAATTAACTAATGGCATGAAAGTAAAGTTTTACGGAGAAATTACACCAGCCAAATACGGAGAAGGTAATTGGTATGTCGAAGGTGTCGGAGATTCAATTAAATTAATTTCTGAAGAAGACTTAGTTATTACTGCTGATTATTTGTCAGATATATCTACTG